TTTAAAAAGAGTTTCGCGGTCAATACCAAGCAGTTTTTCAGCCCGGTGAGCGGGAACCCAGCTTTTACGGCCAGTCATGGAAAGCAGCTAATAACGCATGCTTAAACAACGTAACAACCAACAAGGTTTTGTCAAGGATTTTAACGATCGTTTTATGATTTAGTTAGAGAGGTTTGCATATGTAGTGAAATTAAAATAAAGTAACGGCAACTAAAGAGCATGTTCAATTGTGAGCAGGATCCCCTTTCCCTACTCATTGAATTAACTCCAAAGTTAGCAAAGAAAAGATACAGACAATCAATTTACGAAGCCTGGGATTGCAAGTGTGCTTATTGCGGAGAAGAAGCCACTTCTCTGGATCACATAATTCCAAGGTTTCGTTCTGGTTCTAGTAATCGAAATAACTTACTTCCTGCTTGTAGACGTTGCAATACAAATAAAGCCAGTGCAAAAATGGAAGATTGGTATTATCAACAGCATTATTTTACGGAAGAACGTATGGCAAACATAAAAGCATGGACGCAACAAGAGGTTATTGACATTTTTTCTTATAATATTGAAACAAGCGCATCTCGAATGGCTGCGGGATAATGGGCATTTATTACAACCCTACCCAAAAACAGTGGATTACAAACTGGGAAAAAGTCGATTACACCCCAGAGGAATTGCGCACTGATCGGTCAGAGGGATATAGTCAACGTTATTTAATGCAGCATCCTTGCGATGTGCGCAATTTTTTTGGACACTGTGTTGCTGACGAGCGCTGGGGTACTCGCTGGATACCCGACAACGCAGCAATTTTTGCGAATCAACAGGGAAGGGATAATTTAATACAGTTAGAAAAAAATAAAAAGTTAAATGAGGCGTATAAGCAAACATTGGCTGCTGCAACCACAACAAAGGGAGGTGATTATGTTGGACAAAGACAATTGATTAGAAACATTAAAGAGGTTGATGAAAGTTTAAAAAAAGATTTAGAAGAACAGTATAAAAATTTTTATCGTACGGAAAAGTTGCAGCGCTGGGATTCCAGTCTTGGGGCAAAGCCTTTATACGGAGAGTTTGACGCTAAATACTATAAAAATAACAATCCAGAAATTGCTGAGCAGTGGAAAAGTGCTGTTCAAAATGATGATATTGATATCACAGAAAGATACGGAGAAACTGGTTATTATCTTCAACATTACACAACACAAGGTAAGCCAGCCGGTTTACGCGGTAATGCACCAGAAGAAGCAACAAGTGCCAAAGTTTATTTAGAAAAAAAACCAACCGATCAAGATATTCAAGCCGTAAGAGACTTGCAGTTAGGCGTAGATATTGATACGCAAACACAAAGACTATTAAACATACCTGCAGTTGCACGTGCTTGGGAGAACGCTAAAAATAATGATCCTTATTGGATAAATTTAGCCAAAGAAAAATACCTGGACGTTACCAAGCCAGATGAGTTTGCAGCGTTATTTCGCTTGTCAGAAAGACCAGAAGATAAACAAGTTGCCTTCAATTACAACGCCAACGCGGGATATGGCATTACCGAATTAGAAGATGCAATTAGCCAGGCGGTTGGCGAAAAAGCAACCATTGATGTCAAGCGTTTTGGCGCATTGACTCAAGATGTCTTAAAGAAAACAATCGAAGAAATGAAGCAAGCAAAAGCAAAAGAACAAATGCTTGGCCTGTTAGGTGGGTTTGGTGGTTTTAGTGAGATTACAAATATAAACAAGGAGTTGACAAATTCAATTCTTGGAGATTCAGGAGTAGGTGGACTTCTTTCATTTACTTCCGCTGGAAAGGCCGAAGAATCTTTAGAAAAAAGCTTGCAAAATATAACGGGTGTGCGTAACAACACAACATATAATTGGCAGCAATGGTTCGATAGTGAGTTAAAAAAACGCTATGAACAAGACCTAGAGCTTGGTTATACAACAGCAGAGGCCCAAGACCAAGTAAAAATTCAAGCAGATTTTGCAAGACAGTTCATTGATGAATATTTAACACCTCGTTTTAATACTTCAAAATCAATGGACGAATTTGTTGAATATTTAGATATTCGACAAGAGGAGCAAAACCCGTTCCAAACCCAAGACATGGTCAACGCGGTGAAGCTTGTTGCTGACTTGCGTGCAGATCAATATTTAACGGATATTCAAAAGATGCAAGATCAATATTTTGATGCAGACTTTTATTTCAATCCCGTTGGCAATAAAGTGCGAGAAGCCGACTATCTAAACCAAGCCAAAATGGTTTCAGAAGATTGGGAGGCGGCCAAAAAAGGAGATCCTTATTGGGCCCAACAAGCATATCGCTTTGGCATTGATCTTAACGATAAAGATGCTTTTGCCAGAATCCACTTTCAAATAAAAGGGCAGGGTAGGGGTTTTGACGCAGCCAAAGACATCTTGACCGCCGGTGGCGTGCAAGACGAAATATACGGTCGTATTCTTCCAGCACTAAAAGAAGAAGCCTTAAAGCAGGGCACTGTTTTTGGTCAATTCATTTTGCCTGAAGAATTTGCCGATGAAATGTTGCGTGGTTTAGATCCCAGCGATAAATCTACTTGGGAAGAAGTATTAAAGCGATACGGACTAACTGATTTTAAAGGTGATATTCAAGAGCTTAAAAACTATATTGTCGAAACGCTGCGCACTGGTACGGCCCAAGATATTCGAGAACAAATTAAATACTTAAATGAAAAAAGACAAAAACCAACACAAGAAGTTCTTGGTATTACTTACATTGAACGTCCTGAAGATTACACGGACAAACAGGCCAAGCCCTCAACAGAGCTGTATAGCGTGTTCCAAAAAGCTGGCTACCAAGGAACAGAAGATGAGTTTTATCAAAACTTCTTTCCTGACTTAGACCGCTCTGAGCAAACAATTCTTACGAAAGCCGGTTCCAATGAAGCCCTAAAAACATACGGTCTTGATTTCAGTGACCCGTTTGCCTCCCTTGGTACAGTTGAAAGTTTCTTTGCTGATGAAGAAGAACCTTCTACTACGGACAAAGAAGGGTCTTCAAATTTCTTTAGCTTAAAATTAAACGAGGACGAAGAAGAAACGAATTACAAATCCAAAACTGGCACACAAATCTTGGGTGAGTTCACTTCAATGTTTAAAGGACTCTAATGGCTGAAAAACATAAAAAAGCAGCGGCTGCAGCAAAGAGATATCAAAAGGACAAAATGCCTTGCAACAAACCTCAGCGGGCGCCCAAGGGGGACAAACACAAGTATGTTGTCAAGGGTTGCCAAAACGGTAAAGAGGCTATTGTGCGGTTTGGCCTGCGTGGATACGAAGATTATCTTTCGCACAAAGACGAGGGAAGACGTGCTAACTTCAAAGCGCGTCACAACTGCTCTGAGAAAAAAGACAAGCTCAAAGCAGGTTATTGGGCGTGTAACTACAACTGGTGACCCATGGCAAAACCCAAATCATCTTCATCCGTCAAACTTGAGTCCAAGCCCAAGAAAACTAGACAAGGTCAGGGCCAGCACAGTCTTCCTAATCATGGACGCAAAAAAATGCGCGGTCAAGGTAAATAATTTGTGTATGATTGGGGGTAATAAGTATTGCCCCCATGTCCGACATTTCTTGTGCGATTAGTTTGATCTGTAAGTATGAAGGCTTTAGCGAAAAGGCATACGCTGATCCCGTAACAGGAAAAGAACCTTACACTTTTGGTTACGGCACACAGTTTTACCCTGACGGATCTCCGGTAAAACAAGGACAGTGCTGTACAAAAGAGAAAGCATTGGAATATTTGTTCCACGAGGTGCACTTAATCGATACTCAGTTATTAAAACTAAACTTGGGCCTTGATGACTTCATGCGTCAAGCCTTGATATCTTTTATTCATTCCATTGGGTGGGAACCTTTTCTTTACAGCGATATTGTTGACTGCATTGATAAAGAAGATTTTTTTGGCGCCACCCAGGGAATGTCTTGTTGGATCTTTGATGCTGAACACAAAGTCATAGGTGGTCTTATCGACAGGCGCAGAGAGGAGGTTGATTTATTTCTTCAGGAAGTCGACACAAATCAGTGGGCTTCCACCGAGGTATTGCTTGCTGCGTTCCGAAATTACACGGCGGCTCCCCACCAAGTAAAAGCAATTCGCACCCTGGAAGAACAAATCAGCCCTTATCTTTTGTCGCAGTTTGCCAATGACTTTGACATTGAAGGGGACTCGTGGTCTTCTTTTCTTCCGGAAGAGCTTGACGCAATATTTACAGGTTGGGCGTAGAATAATTGAAATGAAGCGATAGTTTCAATGGAGCACACAACGGAACCCACTGAGTTTCAGCTACCATTAGAGCTTCAATTTTCAATGCGCAAGGCTGAGTTGGTAGCGCAAGAACTCACCTGGGATGAGCTCTACGCCGCACTCCTCAACCTTTACCACCAACGTTTAATGGAGTGGCATGCCATTAAAACGCTGATGGCAGATGAAAATATTGATATTGATTTTGATATCCCCACCGATCTGGAACTCGCAGAACTCGCGGCTGCATGCGCATATGCGGAAGACGATGATGAAGACGAGCTTCAGCCGTTCTGAGTTTCGTCCAGCTCAATAAGACGATTTAAGTACCACTGCGCCTTTTTCAGGGACTCGGTTCCGCCCTTGTGGCGCTCCCTCCAAATATATTTCATACAGTTTCCTTTGCAGTAACCACGAAATTCTTCGTTGGTTAAAGCCGCTTCAATGGCTTCAATTGTTTCGATGCCGCCATCCGTGTAGTGTGACGGGTGGTTGACAACGTCTTCTTGTAACCGAGGACGTTCTTGAATTGTGAATACAGAGCTGTCTTTGACTGCCCAAGGTACAGGGCAGACGCCACCAGGGCAATCAAGCATTTCTTCGTCTTCTACCGGCGCAAACCACGGCGCTTGAGGGATTCTTCCTTCATCTCCTCCGTTGGTCCTTCCAGCTCTAGTACCAGGGCCTTGGGCTTCGGACTTGCCCCCATCGCCATACCCTCCTCCGCTGACGGAATGTAACCCGTCAAGCCGGGCCGGTCCATCCCCTCGATGTTGAGTGGGTTCCTCTCCATTCCCTGCTCGCATACTGCTAAGCCCCTGTTATACATGTCATATAAAGGTACATCATTTTCTTCGTTTGCGAGTGGTTGCCCAAAATCTTCTTCTTGATCAAGACAACGGCATTTCACTTCGTCCTGAACAAAGGCATCCAAAAATGCAGATGCGTGCATGTTATTAAGCCTTGATGTATGTCTTTTACAATAATACTATGGCAAATTTCTTTGATCCCACTTACGATCCCAGGCAAGATTCCGGATCTTCTGGGGTCGAAGTAACTGATTTAACGCCCGAAAAAATCTACGATACAGATTTACGGCGTCTTCCCGCAGAAGAAAGGGGTGCCACAGAGTCTGTTAATGATCAGCAAAACCGTGTAGCAAAGTTTATGCGGGCTGCTAAAACAGCGGGCGCTTATCGTCTTCGTGCTGGAATTGCTGAACCAACAATCCGAGGGAAAACACCACGCACCCCGGCAACAATCGCTGGTACAGAATTACCAAGTATGGGGGATACGGCTGGGCCTGTCGGAAGTACTAATTACGCCAACAAGCCTCAACCTCGCTTTGGTAAAGCGTTCAATTATTAAACCTGAGAAAACACAACTTCATTCGGTTGGTCCTGGTATTTACCTTGACGATCTTGATAGCTTACTTGACACGGCTCTCCGCGATAAAAAAGAAGTTGTGTAATTCCTTCGTTAGCATAAATACGATTAAATAAGCCGGTACAGTTACTAATCTCAAGTGTTAAATAACCCTCCCAACCACTCTCCGCTGGGGTGATATTCACCAAAATACCGGACCGTGCATAGGTTGATTTACCAACCGCAACGACAGTAACATCGCGTGGCAACTTAAGCCGTTCTTGCGCCACCCCCAGGCAGTAGCCGTATGGAGGCAACAAAAAATATTGACCACGCTCGTCTTCCAGTAACTCGGCAGGCTTAAGAATATCAGGGTCAAAAGCCTTGGGATCGCAATCTCCAGCCTGGACTTTTCCAAAAATTAAACATTGTTTAGGGGACAGGCGAATGTCATAGCCATAAGAACCAAGACCATAACTTAAAAGTTTCCGTCCATCTTGATGGCTGACCAGGCGATCAAAAAAGGGCTCGATCATCCCCTTTTCTTCGGCCAGTTGCTTGATTTCCCAGTCGGCAAGAACGCTCATGACAGTTGTCTATCGTTGTTCAGTATACAAAAATCAACACAGAATGCGTCCTTTTTCTCCGTAAATGTCAATAAAACGTTCCGTAGCCTCAGACGCTTCGTTAACGGGAGGAAGATAAACCAAAAAAGAAGTGCATGTTTTTTGCTCTTTAATTCCCCCACTGGTGTTCACAACCAACTTGGGAGGCGTGCGCAAGATACACACAGGAAAATCAAACAGGTTTTGTTCATACCTAATCATGTCCGGACAATTTGTAAAGTACAAACCTTGCTTGATTTCTCGAGCCAGCCACGCTTTTCTTATTTTTCTAAACCAAATAGCGTGAGAAGAAATTAAAGACGGAGACGTAGATCTTGTCATCTTCCATCTTTGCTGTTTCTTTTCCCAAAAATACGTGCCACTGGGGGGAAACAGGTAGACACTTCCGTACCATTGCTGAGCGTTTAAGCCGTCATCCAGTGGACTATAGAATTCTTTTGCTTCTACATACGTATTGGCCAGCGGAGAACTTGCAACGTCTAAATCAATACCATCAAGCAGAGCGTGTGCAGCGGCAACAAGATCATAATTTGTTATTAATTCGCGATCTTCCGTGTGTTTTGAAATATTTTGAATAGCCATCAGTTTTCTGTGGCACGGTTGTAATCAATTTCAAAATAACGCATGCCTTCGCCATCATTGATGACATAACCAGCTTTTTCTTGCGGATCAATCTTCTGTGCCGCATCCAAAATTCGACGAAATGTTTCAGCCATATCCCCGTTATTGTCACGTTCGCACTCTTCTTGCGCTGCGTGCAACTCCTTGAGTGTCAAGAAAAACATAGAGCGTGCCATGTTTTCAGGTTGAAACACCATGACGCCAGGACCTTCGTAATCCCACATTTTGCAATAATGCTCGCCCATGTCACCAAGAATAAGTTTCATGGTGCTCTCAAGCATTTTTGCTTTTGTCTCATCAAGCTCTGGTCCGATAACTGACGCAATTAATTTTTCTCTACGGTTCATGATTCCAGCAGTCCTTGCTTGGCGAGTGATTCGATCAGTTTATCTGTTGGCTGGTATAAAACGACCATTTTTCCAAGAACACCTCTTTTTTTAACAAGTTTTCCGTCCGCATCCCTAACTTTGTCAAATTCTCCAGAGCGAATAAGATATTCTGCTACGCAACGAAGGCGTCTTTTAAGCGGGAGCTCGGCCTGAGGAAATTTGCCGCAGATGGTATCTGCGCTCATGTCACGAAAAGCAAGACGCAAACGATTGGCAAGTGTCATGCCCGAGTTGGCGTCTTCTTCTTCATAGTTTTTTAAATTTTCCAGGTATCGACGTAGGCATCCAACATCAAAGGATCCCCCTGGAGGCAAAAACATTTCTACTTGACGCGCCAAAGATTCCGGGAGCACCTCTCCGTAATTATCAAGAGTTACCTCGCTGATCTTAAAACTCTTGAAACGGTGCGCCATTAGTTGTCAAAATCCCTTGGCGGAGACTGGTACAGTTTTCCAGATCCTCGTTGATAGTCGTGCGACCCAAGATCCCTATTTTTTGCAAAGGACCGCACCAGGTTGTTCCAGGGGATGCGAATGATTGCCTTTTTGCTGGGGTTTGGGCAGGCATTAATGTAATGAATGCCCTCGACCCAGCCCTTGTCCGGTGTCTTTCTGCCAATTGCCATCCAGTTTCTAAGGGTTTGATCTGAAACGTTCAGGCGTTTAGCACATTCTTCTGTTGAAATATATTCGTCGGCATAAGCCTCTGGATTTAGGACGTCCGTTTCTTCGTTTTCGTAACGGCTATGCCACATAGACGCCAAAATATTTCTAATGCCTTTCAACTCGTGAGCAATATCCTCTAAACCTTTTCTTAAACCGTAAGCCATGTCAACAAAGTCTTTGGTTAGATGCTAACGTGTAAGAAAACATTTTGCTTGATATGGAACAACCTGTTCCCCCCAGCCAAACCCCTGCTCCTCCGCAAATCACTCCAGAACAACTGGAAGAAATGAAGGCGCGTGCCAGAGAATTGGCCATTCAGCAAACCTTGGTACAACAAACGGCAATTCCTTCAGCACAAAAAGAGCTTGTTTATGTTCGTAGGAATTTAACAGTTGCAGAACTTCTGTTGTTAATTCTTTTATCTTGTGGAATTGTAACAGGAATTCAGTGGAGCTGGAATACAGCGGCAAACTTAATTCCACGAATCGAAATTAAAGTTCGCTAGACAAAGACATTTATAATTGAAGAATAAGAATATGGCGTAACAGTAGGTGGCAAACAGGAGAATCAGCGAATTCCCCGCGATTGGCGGGGTAGAAGTTAACGAGCAGGACCTGTTGACACTTGTCCACGTCTTTGAGGTGGACCCGACGCTTCGTAATAAAAAAATTACTTTTACCGAGTTTCGTAATTATTTAGACCAGTATTACGCAACCATCACAGGAGAAACGTTTGCCGGAAACGTTACGATCACCGGCAATCTTACGGTTAGTGGCGCTACCAGCCTTAATACAGTTACAAGCTCCGGCCTTGCTACGTTTAGTGGCGTCGTCGTTCAAAATAACTTAACAACCACCGGTACCATCAGTGGTTCCACGATCACCGGGGATACGGCACGTTTTACCAACATCACTGGTGTTAGCGGAACGTTCACAAGCCAACTTTCTGGTGCAACAATTACCGGCAACACGGTAAGGGCTTCCACTGTCACAGGCGTTTCAGGTGTTTTCACAAGTCAATTATCCGGTGCAGTTGTCACGGGTGATACAAGTCGATTTAGTACTATCACAGGCGTTAGCGGAGTTTTTACAACCCAGCTTTCTGGCGCAACAATAACTGGCAATACGGTAAGAGCGTCGATAATTACGGGTATTTCTGGTGTTTTTACAACACAACTTTCAGGCGCAACCGTTACCGGAACAAATGCTAACTTCACGACCGGCACATTTCAAACACTGATTGCAGGTAGTCATACAACCACAGGAAACCATACCGTCTCAGGTAACTTATTCGTTAGTGGCTCCGGCTTCTTTGCCTCTGGCATTAGTGTTACCGGCACGATCAGTGGACAAACTTTTACAGGAACAACCGCCAGTGTCACCTCTGGTATTTATCAAAACCTAAGTGGTCTTGTTATTACAGGAGATACGGCACGTTTTGCTACGGTAACTGGAGTATCTGGTGTTTTCACCAGCCAACTTTCTGGTGCAGTTATCACCGGTGATACCGGACGATTTAGCAATATTACCGGTGTTAGCGGTGTATTCACAACTCAATTAAGTGGTACAACGATTACCGGCAACACGGTCCTTGCTTCTACCGTTACTGGTGTTAGTGGAGTTTTTACCACACAAGTAAGTGGCGCAACAATTACAGGAAATATTGGCAACTTCACAACATTAACCGCCGAGACGGCAATTATTACCACTGGAATTGTTAAACAAAACATCACTGTTACTGGCAATATTTCTACAAGTGGAACACTGACAGTTGGCTCTTCTGGAACAATAGCATCTGGACTTACTGTTACCAACGGAACGGTTTCAGGCGTTACCTTTACTGGTACCACGGCACAGTTCACTCAAGTTACTGGCGTAAGTGGCGTCTTCACATCGCAGCTTTCGGGAGCTGTTATTACTGGAGATACGGTACGGGCTACCACGGTTACAGGAATTTCAGGTGTTTTCACCACTGAAGTATCTGGCGCAACCGTTACAGGGAACATTGGCAAATTCACAACGCTAACAGGCGTTTCAGGTGTATTTACAACACAGCTTTCCGGTCAAACGCTGACAGGAAATACGGTCCAGGCAACTGTTATTACCGGTGTTAGTGGTACATTTACTGATCGGATTTCCGGCCACACGGTAACTGGCGGAAACGCAAGCTTTACGAGTGGTCTTTTCCAGTTCTTAACTGCTATCAACCAAACTTTTGCCGGAGACCAGACAATTAGCGGTAACTTTACTGTTTTATCGGGCGTTTTTGTCTCTGGCTCAGGTTTATTTGTTTCCGGCACGATTACAGGCGCTACCTATACGGGGATTAGCGGTACATTTACCAGCCAACTTTCAGGTGCTTCTATTACAGGAACAACAGTAAATGCAACAAATATTACAGGGGTTACTGTTGTTGGAACAACCAGTGTTTCCGGAGCAACGGTTACAGGTAATACAGGTCAATTTACTGTTTTAACAGGCGGCACCGCAGGGTTTACTACAGTTACTGGGACAACGGTCACAGGAACAACCGCTAATTTCGTAACTGTTTCTGGCACCACCGTCACGGGATCAACTGCACAATTTACAAACGTAACTGGCGTAAATTTTGTTGGTACCACTCAAATCAGTGGTGCAACGATTACTGGTGATACCGCTAAATTTACAAATATCACAGGATCAACCCTTGCAGTAACGACTCCTTCAGGTGCCACTCCGGCAATTGTTTGTTCAGGGGTTGTTTCCGGTAGCACTGCAGGTTTTATTATCCAAGGTCCACTGATTATCCTGCCTTAATTCTTTCAGTTAAAATAAGAAAAAAGCAGAAAGACCAATGCCTTACGGTACCATAAAAGTTGACACCATCAC